GACGCCTGCGGGCAGCGGGACGCTGCTCGAGAACGTCAACCGCCTCACGACCAAGAAGCGCGTGCAGTTCTCCCCCGACGGCGTTGCCGACACGTTCCAGCTCCCCGAGGCGAACATCACAAGCGTCGTGGGCGTGGAGCTGAACGGAACGGCGACCACGGCGTACACGGCGAACACCACGACGGGAACTGTCACCATGACGAGCGTGCCGACGGCGGGCGTGAACACGCTCGAGGTCACGTACTCCAAGGGCGACGATATGAGCGGCGAGGTCAAGAAGATGCGCTGCGCCGAGCTTTACAACGGCGCGACGGACACGCGCGTCTTTCTGTACGGCGACGGCACGAACCGCGCGATTTACAGCGGCGTCGCATACGGCACGGGCAGCGTGAGCGCCGAATACTTCCCCGATCTCTACGAGGTGACGATTGGCGAGAAGAACACGCCGATCACGTCGCTCGTGCGCCACTACTCGCGGCTCATGGCGTTCAAGCCGAACAGCACCTACGTCGTGACCTACGGCACGATGAACCTTGCCGACAACACCACGACGGCGGCGTTCTACGTTACGCCCGTCAACCGTCAGTTCGGAAACGAGGCGCTGGGGCAGGTCAGGCTACTCGAAAACAACCCCCTGACGCTCGACGTCGGCTCGGTGTACCAATGGAAAAGCACGGGCTATTCCACCTACATCACGGCGAACGAGAACAACGCCAAGCGCATTTCCGACCGCGTGGCGCGCACGCTCAAGGGCGCGACGCTCGCGGACATCAAGACCGCGAACATCAAGCACGACCATGAGTATTGGTTCGCGCTCGGCGGCGGCAAGGCGCTGATCCTCAACTACGCCAACGACACGTGGTACATCTACGAGGGGCTACCGTTCAACGCGCCGCCGCTCGAGGTGGAGAACGACACCTACGGTTTCGGCGACGACGGAAAGGTCGTGCGCTTCGCGCAGGAGTACCGCAACGACAACGGCGTCGCCATCGACGCCTACGCCGCGACGGGCGCGATGGACTTTGACCGCGACTGGCTGCTCAAATACTCGCCGATGCTCTACGTTGCGATGCAGCCGCAGAGCAACGCGCGCGTGTACGTGACGGTGGAGAGCAACCGCCGGAGCGACTACCCCAAGAAGCTCGTCGCCTACGGCCTCGCTACATTCTCCCATGTAGATTTCCGGCATTGGTCGTTCGGAACGAACCGAAAGCCGCAGGTGAAGCGGGTGAAAATGAAAGTGAAAAAGGCGACGTTCTACCGACTGATCTTTGAAAGCAAGAGCGCCAGCGCCGCGGCAACGATCATCGAGACGGACATCAAGCTGCGGTATGCGGGCAGCGTCAAGTGAGGTGAAAATTACAATGCAGGGTGGAAAAATGACGCCGGAGCGCGTGAACAAGGAGTACGAGGCGGGCTTGCAGTTCAACCGCGGGATCGACCTCTACGAGAACGTGCAGACAAACGAGAATTTCTTTATCGGGAAACAATGGGAGGGCGTGCGCTCGAACGGACTGCCGACGCCCGTGTTCAACTTCCTCAAGCGCGTGGTTCTGTTCTCCGTGTCGAACGTCTCGACGGACAACCTCAAGCTCCACGCGAAGCCCCTGCCGTCGAGCGGGAACGTGCCGACGGCGCTGCTCGAGGCGTTTTCCGACATTCTCAACGAGCAATACGCCGCGATCTTCGAGTTCAACAAGATGGGCGGAAAAATCCGCGAGTTCTCGCGGGACGCCGCCGTGGACGGCGACGGGTGCTTTTACAACTACTGGGACGCCGACGTGGAAACGGGACAGCAGAGCAAGGGCGCGATCCGCACGGAGGTCTTGCAGAACACGCAGGTCATGTTCGGCAACCCGAACAGCCGCGACGTGCAAAGTCAGCCGTACATCATCATCGAGCGCCGGATGCTCGTAGACGAGGCGAAGAAGTACGCGCGCGAGCATGGAGCGGGCCGCATCGACGTCGAGAACATCACGGCGGACGACAAGGAGAGCGGCAACGTCGAGTTCGACCGTCTCGGCGGCGAAAAGGTGACGGTGCTGCTGCACATGCGCAAGGACGAGAAAACGGGCGAGGTGCTTTGCTACGAGTGCACGCGCGACGCAGAGGTGCGCAAGGAGTGGAGCATCGGGATCGACCTGTACCCGATGACGTGGATGCCGTGGGATTTCGTGCAGGACTGCTATCACGGGCAGGCCATGATCTCGGGACTGATCCCCAACCAGATTTTCGTCAACAAGCTCTTTGCGATGTGTATGATCTCCCTTATGACGCTCGCGTACCCGAAGATCGTTTACGACAAGACGCGCGTTGCGAAGTGGAGCGCCAAGGTAGGCGCGGCAATCGGCGTCTCGGGCAACGTGGACGGCGTAGCCAAGATCATTGATCCGGCGAGTATCAGCCCGCAGATCGCGCAGTTTATCGACGTGGCGATCAGCTACACGCAGAAGTTCCTCGGCGCATCGGACGTCGCGCTGGGCGACACGCGCCCGGACAACACGAGCGCGATCATCGCCTTGCAGCGCGCAGCGGCGACGCCGATGGAGCTGACAAAGCAGAACCTCCTCCAATGTATCGAGGAGCAGGGCCGCATCTACAACGCTTTCATGGCGGAGTATTACGGCACGCGCTACGTCGAGGTCAAGAACCCCGACAAGCAGATGGGCGGCACGCTGACGGTGGCGTTCGACTTCTCGGCGCTCAAGACGATCCCGTGCAGCATCGACCTCGACGCGGGCGCGAGCAGCTATTGGAGCGAGATCGCGTCCATGCAGACGCTCGACAATCTGCTGATGAACAAGCTGATCCCCGTGAGCGAGTACCTGCGCCGCCTGCCGAACGGTCAGATCACCGACCGCGAGAGCCTGATCGCCATTATGGAGGCGGCGGAGCGCGGGCAGCAGGTGGCGGTTACGGCGGGCGTGGAAGCGCCGCCGCAGGACATGGCGGAAATCGCGCCGCCCCTGCGCGGAGGCGCAGGCTACGGCGCGCTGCAACGGAAGATCAACGACACGGGCGAAGTCCCGAGGGAGGCGGTGTAACACATGGCACAGACGCTTATCTACAACACCACGGTTACGGAGGTAACGCCGATCACGCTGCCGACGTTCGACGAGGACGTCGATAACGTCCAGCAGCTCGACGACGAGCCGAACGACGTCGGCGGACTGACGGCGCAGCAGCTCAAGGCGGTATTCGACAAGACGGGCGCTGACCTTGCGACGTTCCTCAATGACGAGCTGATCCCGCAGGTCGTCGCCGACGACGCGACCGAGCAGGCACGGCAGCTCGCCGAGGGCGAGCGCGTGGCGAACGAACAGGAGCGCGTGAACAACGAGAACGCCCGCGTGAGCGCGGAAACGGCAAGGGCAAACGCCGAGGGCAACCGCACGGCAAGCGAGGGCGTGCGCGTTACGAATGAGAACGGGCGCGTGAGCGCTGAGGACGGGCGCGTGGTCGCGGAAATGGGGCGCGTGAACGCCGAGAACGCCCGCGTCGCGGCGGAGGCCGCGCGCGAGAGCGCAGAAACGGGCTACGTCACGCAGGCACAGACCGCGGCGGGACAGGCGGCGAGCAGCGCGCTTGACGCGGCGGCGCAGGCGGACAGGGCGCAGCAGTACGCGGAGCAGGCAAGCGTCCCCGCCGTGGCTGGCGTCTACAACATCATTTGCGAGGATCGCACGACGCACGTGCGCTATGCCGTGATCTTCGACGACGGCATCCTCAAGGGCGTCCCCGTGTCCGGCACGGCGGAGGCGACCGACTGCACTTTCATCGACCGAGTAACGGGCGAGGCGTTCATCCTCGCAGTTGACAACGGAATTTTCATCATTGAGGAGGCAACGTAACATGAGTATTCAGGTGGCAGACAAGCCGACGCAGGACAGCATCAAGAGCACGGTCGAAAGCTCGCAGACCACGCTCGGCACGGTGAAAAACACAACGGACACCGTGAAAACCACGACCGACACCATCAACGGCAAGGCGGACAGCATCCTCGCGGAGCTGAAAGGCCAGCGCCCGAAGCGGTACGGCTTCCGCGTCAAGGAAAGCGAGGCGGACAGCAGCGCGCGCGTGGAATACCTGTTCGACGCGGTGGGGCTGACGCCCGCGCACATGGATTTCGACAACGGATCGTTCAACTACGGCTCGTGGGCGGACGCGTGGTTCGTGCGCAACAACAAGCCGTACATGGTGAAGTCCAGCGGCGTTGTCGATTACATGCTCGATCCGAACGACTACACCAAGAACGGCGTCACGGGCGCGGCGTCGGACGTTGCGAATACGAGCTACGACGGCAACGCCATGAGCGCGATCCCGCTGTGCTGGGTGAAGCGGTACAAGGAAAACGGCTACCGCTACGTCATTTTCTGCGAGGAGCAGTACGACGAGAGCTATCACGCCTACGCGCACACGCGCCCGAACGGCAGCATTTCCCCGTTCGCCTACTTCCCCATGTTCGAGGGCAGCACCGTTTCGACCAAGCTGCGCTCGCTTTCGGGACAGGCCCCGATGAACACGCAGACCGCGAGCACGGAGCTGACGCAGGCGGAAGCGAACGGCGCGGCGTGGACGATCCTGCCGTGGATGGCGTGGGAGCTTGTCATGGACTTGTGCACGCTGATCGGCAAGAGCACCAACCACAAGGCCGTGTTCGGGCAGGGCCACACCACGGGCGGCAGCAGCGCGGCAGACCTGCACACCACGGGCGCGCTCAAGGACAAGGGCCAGTTCTACGGCACGAGCGACGGCGCGACGGGCGACGTCAAGGTGTTCCACATCGAGAACGTCATGTGGGGCGACCGCTGGGAGCGCATCATCGGTATGCTCTACATCAACGGCGTCTACAACGCCAAGCCCACGCCGGAAGGCAGCGGCTGGAACTTCACGGGCAGCGGCTACAGCGCCGTCTGCGAGGGCGTGCACGCGGCGGCTGCGGGCGGCGGCTGGTTCAAGGGCGGCATGGAAACCGAGTTCGGCCTGTTCCCCAACGACGCGGGCGGCGCGGACGGTTACTACGACGCGGCCTATCACTACTACAATCCGGGCATCGTCTCCGTCCCTCGTGTC